CTGGCTGTTCCGGGAGGGGGGCGTCCGCCAAGTGGACGAGGGCGACTACTCCGCCATCCGCGCCATGAGCGACGCCGAGCTTGCCGACATGGTTCGCACCAATGCCCTGGGGCTGCCGATGGCCATGCCGTTGAGCCTGAAACTGGAAGAGCCCGGCGCACAAGAATGGCTGCTGCCTTTCGAGCCGATGGTAAGCATCACGGGCAGGCACATCATCAAGCGGCGACAGGTGAACAAGGGTGTTATCCGCGGCTCGATAAAGGAGCGATGGGCGCAAGACGACTACGACATCACCATCGAGGGCGTGCTTATCGGCACCGACGGCCGCTACCCTTCGGCCGACGTGGCCCGGCTCAAGAACTTCTGCGAGGCGGCCTCCGTCACGGCCCTGTCTCCCTTATTGGAGGTGTTCGGCATATCTCGCCTGGTCATCGAGAGTTGGGAAATACCCTTCACGGCAGGCGAAGCCAACCAGAACTACTCCATTAAGGCGTATAGCGACGACATATACAAGTTGCTGCTAGGTATGAACGAATAACTCATAGACTCACCGACCCAAGAACTCACCACATGTACACAATGGCATACGACATCACCATCGGCAATTACAAGCTCGGCATGATCGCCGCAGTTTGTGTGCACAAGAGCGTGGAGCTGCTGGCCGACACGTGCGAAATAGCCCTGCCTGGTGCGCAACTCAACCAAGCACTTGACGTGGAGAGCCGCATAAGGCGTGGCGATGCCGTAACGGTGAAGTTCGGATACAAGGAAACAGGGTTGGTGGAGGAGTTCCGCGGATGGCTGCAACGCATAGCCACTGACGGGGGCGACATCAAGTTGTTCTGTGAGGACGACTTGTTCACGTTCAGGAAGGACATTCCCAACGCCGTGCTGAAGGGTGTTTCGCTGGCCGACCTGCTAGGCCACGTAATAAAGGGCGTTGGCCGTGATTACAAGGTGAGCTGCTCCTACACCTGGACCTACGCCAAGTTCGTCATCCACGACGCCACCGGCTACGACGTACTGAAGAAGGTGCAGGAAGAATGCGGCGCGGACATCTACCTGCAAGACGGCACACTGCATGTACATCCCCCAGGCGAGGTGACGGGCACGGAGCGGCGATACGACTTCGCGCTCAACATTGAAGATGCCGACCTCACCTATCGACGCGCCGAAGACAAGAAGGTGCGCGTGGTGGTAAAAGCGTTGATGCCCGACGGCAAAGTGAAGGAAGTGGAAGTGGGCAGCACTGGTGGCGAGAAGGTGGAGGTGAAATGCCACGTTTCGGACACCACATCGATGCAGGCGCGCGGCGAGGCCGAAGTGCGCCGCCGAAGCTTCGACGGTTACGACGGCAGCATTACCACTTGGCTCGTGCCGCAATGCGTGCCAGGCGATACGGCCACGCTGCATGATGCCGACTATCCGCATAAGGACGGCACGTACTACGTGCGAGCCGTCACTACGGAGTTCTCCGAAAATGGCGGTGTGCGAAAGATAGAACTAGGATTCAGGCTAAGCTAACGCAACATGGACAACTACAAGGAACTGGCGCAATTGGTGCGCAGCGCAGCAGGCAAGGCCCAAATCACACTGATGCAGGGCATCGTGCGCAAGGTTAGCGGCTTGACCTGCGAAGTGGAGATTGGCGGTATTGCCGTACCGGACGTGCGGTTGCGCGCTTCGGAAGCTGCGGACGGCGGGCAGATGCTCGTAACGCCGAAAATAGGCAGCGCGGTAATCGTCGGCAGCCTGTCGGGCGACTTGACACAGCTCGTTGTCCTGTCCATCGACCACGCGGAGAGCATCACGATAAACGGCGGCAAGCTGGGCGGCCTGGTAAACGTCGAGCAGCTAACGCAGAAGATTAACGAGCTGGTGCAGGCGTTCAACGCCCACACCCACCAAGGCTTTCACGGGCCGACTGGGCCGCCGCTCAAGACGGCACAGCCTCTGAACCGCAGCGATTACGAAGATACGAAAATAAAGCATTAGGCAATGAACGGAATACAACTGACGGATTTCGCCCCCACCATCCGCGTGCGGCATGACGTGCAAGGCAAGATAACCTCGGGTCTGCGCGTGGGCGACACGCTGCGGCAGAATCAGGCTCTCATACTGGCACTGAACAAGGGCGAACTGAAAGAACGCCCTGCCGTGGGCTGCGGCATCGCCGACATGCTGATGGACCACGACCCTCTATATTGGCGCACACTCATACGCGAGCAGTTGGAGATGGACCGCCAGAAAGTGAACAACATTAGAATTACGCCGAAAGGCATCGAGATAGACGCAACATACTAAAAACAACATAACATGATAGAACATTTCTTACAAAAACTTTCCGAGGCACTCTCCACCATGTGGGGGTGGCTGCTGTGCGCAGCCTTACTGGTTATGAATTTCATCGTCGGGTACGAGAAGATGGTGGGCTTTACCGTCATGGCCATCGTGCTGGATGCCGTGTGGGGCATTGCAGCGAGCCTAATCCAAAAGCGATTCGCACTGAGCGAATTGGCGCGTGACACATTCGCCAAACTCGCCGTATATGGCACTGCCGTATTCGTCTTCATCCTGGTAGACAAACTGGCGGGCATCAGCGGCGGGCTGACCACGAGCGTCATCTGCATCGGCATCATCCTGGTTGAGCTGTGGAGCATGTCGGCCAGCATGCTCATCTGCTTCCCAAACATGCCTTTCTTGAAGATACTGAAGAAAGCCTTGGCAGGGGAAATCGCGAGCAAACTGAACGTGAAACCGGAAGACGTTACGGCGGCATTGGACACATTACACACGAAGAAAAATGAGAGACATTAAGTATATCGTGGTACACGCCACAGGCGGTTCGCCACAAACCACAATAAAGGAGTTGCTGTTGGTGTTTAAGGGGCTGGGCTGGAAGAACCCGGGCTACCATTACGTGGTGGCAGCCGACGGCACGATAACGCAGCTGTTGGGTGAAGACAAGGTGAGCAACGGCGTGAGAGGTTACAACCGCATGCTCATTAACGTGGCCTACATCGGCGGACTGGACGCCAAGGGCAAGTACGCCGATACGCGCACGCCGGAACAGAAAGAGGCCCTGCGCAAACTGCTGGGCATGCTTCATAAGAAGTATCCGGCCGCCGAGATACGCGGACATCGCGACTTTTCGCCAGACCTGAACCACAACGGCATCATAGAAACATGGGAGTTTATAAAGGCCTGCCCTTGTTTCGATGCAAAGAAAGAATATAAGGACATTTAAGCCCAAGTGCAATGAAACACCTATTATATATACTTGCATTAATCATGCTGCTGGCCTCGTGCCGCACGACGCGGACGATAACCCGAAACAGCGAGGTGGACGTTCGCCAGCGCGACTCGCTCGTTGTGCGCGACAGCGTTGTGCTGCGCTACGTCATCGCCACGCGCGACAGCGTGACCATCCGCGACAGCGTGGTGGTTGTAAAAGATAGTTCGGGCAGGGTGATAGCCATGGAACGCCACCGCATCAGCGAGCGTATGCGCGACACGCGGGCCGACAACTCGGCCACAGCCACGCGCGACAAGACACACGACAAGGGTGTTAGCACGCATGTGAAGGAAAAGGTAACGGACTCGAAATCCGCTTGGCCAACCCTCGGTACGGTAATGGACATCGTTGGATGGGTGTCCTTCGTCTTGTTCCTCATTTTATTCGCACGAAAGCTATGGAGACGACGGTAAGTGACGGCCAGACGTTGGCCGATATTGCCGTACAGCAATACGGCGCATTGGAGGCGGTGGTGCGCCTGGCCAGGGACATTGGGTTGCCGGTGAGTGAACCACCGCCTGCAGGCCCACGGCTGCGCCTTCACGACGGCGAGTACAACCGCCCCATGCGGCTCTATTGCCTGGCACACGGCATCGCCCCGGCCACGTTGCGCGGCGACGGCGGAACGAGGGCACGCATCTTCAACGAAACATTTAACGAAACATTCAACTAGCGACTCATGGCACGAACCATTGCAGAGATAAAGCGCACGATGACCGACGCATTCATGGCCAACGCCACGCTGCGCGAAGCATACGGACTGGCGGAGGGCGACACCTTCGAGGGAAGTTTCTCGGCGGTGAGCCTGGAGAGCATCCTTTTCTTCATCGTGGCGGCCTGCTGCCACGTGATGGAAGCCCTGTTCGACCGCCACCGACTGGATGTGGACGACAAGATAAGCCGCGCCGTTGTGGCCAGCGTGCCGTGGTACTATAAGGTGGCTCGGCAGTTCCAATATGGTGATGCACTAGTTTTTGACGAGGGCACCTCGCAATGGCGTTACCCCACCATCGACGAGAAGAAACGGCTGGTGCGTTACGTGGCCGTGCGCGACCGCGGGACTAGCATACAGGTATTGGCCTCGGCCGATAAAAATGGGCTGCCCGAACCGCTTTCGGCCGATGTTCTAACGGCGTTCAAACACTATATGAACCGCGTTAAGATTGCGGGTGTGGTACTCAACGTTCGTTCGCTGCCCGCCGACAGCATTCAGGTGAGGGCTACGGTGCAGGTGGACCCGCTTATCCTTAGTGCGAACGGAACAAGGAACGGCGATGGGGCGAAACCCGTCGAAGATGCAATAAATGTCTACCTGCGCGGTATCACTTATGGCGGTACGTTCAACAAAACGCGTCTTGTTGATGCTATCCAAGCCGTGGAGGGCGTTGTCGACGTGACATTGGCCGAATGTCTTTACAAAACGGCCGCCGACACAGATTACCGACCCGTGGTTGGAAATAACTATACGGCAGTGGGTGGCAGTTTCGTTGCTGTTGGACTTCAAAACTCTATAAGATATGTGGTATGACGTAGACTTCAACCGATGGGCCGTGCAGCTGCTGCCGCCCATATTGCGCAGCCGAGTGCTGGTGGCCTTGCTCCGCATCCTCATCATCCCCCTGGCCTATCTGCACCGCCTCTTCACGGATTATCGCAAGAAAGTGGCCGACAGGCTCGACATCACGGCCAGCGTGCAAGACATCGAACGCGCGCTTAACCGCCGATTCTTCTTGCGAAACAGACAGATATACATCGAATCCGAATCCGACGACCGGCATCCATGCCTATACTTCCAGGCAGAGGGCAAGCCGCCCACATTCCTAAACCCACGCATGACGTTATGGATGGACGGCGAAGTGCCAAGCAAGCCAAACTTCACAATATTTGTCCCCAGTTTTCTTGTCTCGTCACTCAATTCCGAAGAAGACCGCCACAAGGGGCGACACCTCGCGGAGATCATACGCATTGTCGAACTATATAAACCGGCTGGCCGCCGTTATCACATAAACATATACGAATATGAATAGACTTCTTTTCAATGAGGGTGGACAACCCATATTCCTGGACGATATCAAGCTGTTGCAAGACAATGACGCTGGCTTCAATCGGCAGTTCCTAAATGCCATAAGCGGGAAATCCTCCGCATTCTTGCTTCAACATTTGGAGATGAAACCATTATCCGTAGATCAGGAGAAGTTGACGACGACGGCCAAGATTTTCGCGAATTCTGTTGTTCTGTCTGGTGAAATAATAGACTTCCCGGAAACAACGGTAACGGTTCGGACTTGGAACGACCCGGTATACGTCTGTGTCACAGAGACAGAAAATGAAGGGCGAGAATTCGAAGACGGGCAGGAAAGGCCATGCAGGCTGTCAAGGCAGGCATACATAAGTACAAGTAAGGATGGTGCCAAGGTTTCCTACAACGTTCTCGAACTCCCGACATTGACCGAGCTTTTACGGAGAAACCTTGGCTTGGGGGGCGTAGACACTTGGAAAAACATTCCTGTTACGTTCTTCAATGGATACACTGGGCAAGTGCAATATCAGAAACAGGGCGGTTCCACACGCATAAAGGTCAAGATAAGCAGTATGAAGGGTGAATGGGATGCCATGCCCGGAAAGGGAATCCTTTTTGAAGTGGACCCCCAAGTTGGTTCGTTTTTAAACAGAAAATGGAGTGGAACTTTTGGAACTGGTGGAGACGATGGCTCACACCTATGCGCCTTAGAGTTTTACGACGGGAAATGTTCTCTTAGAGACCTGCGAGAACTTTCAGGTGCATCTGATGTCCTGGACTCTCCCATAGAATGTCCTGTTTCACTGATTTTTGAAATAATAGAATAAGTATGGCAACGACGATATACGAACTCCAAGCCCGTGCCAAAGCCCTGCGCGAGAAAACGCAGGAGGGCAGCATCACCCCCGAAGAGGTGGGCGGGCTGATAGCCGACACCCTGGCCCTACTGGCCGACGTGGAACAGACGGCGGGAAGTTTGCGCGTGAGCAAGGTCTACGCCTCCAAGGCAGAGATGGAGGCGGACACCGCCCCAGAGGATGCGCACCACCAGCCGCTCAAGGCTGGGCAGCTGGTGGCCATACATACCGACGGGGACAGCCCTGAGAACGGCACCATCTATGTGTATCTCGCCCCGGGATGGAAACTCATCGGCAACCTCAACCGCGTGGCCATCGGCGAGTCGGAAGGTCAGGCCTACCCCGGCACGAAAGGAAAGAAATTGGCCGACGACCTGAACACGGAGCGAACGGAGCGAACTGACAAGGACTCCGCCCTACAACGCGCCATCGACAAGGAAACGGAAAACCGCACACAGGCCCTTACCGAGCAGGCTGAGACCCTACGACGCGAAGCAAGCAAGGCGGTTGAAGACGAGGCCACTGCACGCGAGAGGGAAATCAAGGACATCAGGCAGAGCATTCGTGACGTTCAAGGTAGCATCGGTGGCGTGGAGGGATTCAAGCATGCTTTCGTAACTGAAGAAGAATATAACCGGAAGTTGCAGGCGGGGGAACTCGACCCAGACCGCTGCTACTTCATAGAAGAATAAGCATGATACGCAAGAATAACCATCAAGCGGCAGCCGTGTATTACGGAACGAGGGCGATAGCCGCCGTATATCGTGGCGTGCGACTCGTATGGACAGCCATACGCAGCTGCTTCGGCTCGGGCGTGTGGTTGGGAGAAAAGAATTGGGTTGACAACGAAAATTGGAAATAGACATGGCCAACGGAATAGACAAGAAGATAAACGACCTCGCCACAGCCTGGCAGGGATATAAAGGAACACGTGTTGAAGAGTTCCTCAAGGAATACCTCTCGAAACTCGACGGCGCGAAGTTCGGCTTCGTTAACATCGAAAGCGGCGAGAATTCGCTGCAGACCATACGGTTCTTCCGCGACGAACATGCGTATGCCGATTGGTTTGCTGACCGCACGGCGAACGCCGACCGCGTGCTGGGCGAGTTCTCCCTGTACAGCAACAAGCCCGTGGAGAGCTATACCATGCGCGCCATCATCACGCGCTACCCCGCCGCCAACATGGCACGTGGAGCGCAGAACGCCGTGAGTTTGGCGTACAATTGTTATTGGGGCGACAACCCTGCCGACCGCGACACGCAGGACGGAACGGCGACAGTAGAGGTGAACGGCGTGGCAGCTCCCGCACTGACGCGCCAGCTCAAGGCCAGCGGCACGGCCACGGCCAACGTCTACACCTTCGAGTTGGGTGACTTGCTCACGGCCGAGACCAACGAGGTGAAGCTGCGCGTGACCAACGCGCACGGTGCGGAGAAGGTATTCACCTTCAACATCAACACATACAGTCTCACGCTGGAGTTCGACCCCGCATACGACGAGAGCCAGGTGCAGACGTCGCGCTGGTCGCTGCGCGTGCTGTGCCAGGGCGTGCCGGCCACGGTGTATTGCCGCATACAGGACGGCGCACGCACAGACACGCTAACAAAGAGCATCCACAACTCCTCGGGCGAGTTCGTCATCGACGAACAGCACCGCTACGGCAGCGGCGCGCACGCCATCACGCTGTGGGCCGAAAACAAGGAACTGGGCCTCCGCACGCCCGACATCACCACCACCTACATCAAAGCATCCTCCGGACCGGGCGGCGTGCCCGCGCTGTGCTTCGGCAAGGGCATCCCCACCACTGCGCGCCAGTTCAGCGTGGCAAGGCTGCCCTACTATTTCTACCTTCCCGACGAAGATGCCGGTACGGCCGTTTCGGTAAAAGCCGAGCTGCTGTACGGTGGCGGACAGCATGTGCGCCAGTTCTCCGTTCAGAAGGTAACGCTGAACCCGGACCACGGAAGCGGCCTGCAGACGCTCAACGTGGCGTTCGACGAGGCAGAATATCTGCCCGAGGTGACGGTGCGCCTCTCTGTTGGTGGCGTGTCTGCCGAGTGCAAGATTAAAGTGCAGGGGCTGGGCGTAGATCTCGCACCTGCCGACGAATGCAAGGTGTACCTGCCCATGCGTGGCAGGGCCAACGGCGACGAAAGCGCGCAGAACATAGTGGCCACATATCGCGGCCGGCAGACGGCGCGATTGGTACGTTCGGACAACTTCCGGCTAGACGACAACAACGGCTTTATCGACGGACAGGGCATGACCATCCGCGCAGGCAAGAACGTCACGCTGAAAGACTTCCTGCCGTTCAGCTCGGACTTCGGGGCGAACGGATCTAAGCAGGGGCGAACCATCGAGTTGGAATTCGAAAGCGGCATCTGCTCGGACGAGAATGCCGTCATCGTCGACTGCATGGATGGCGGGACGGGTTTTCGCGTATATGCCAACCGTGTTGAACTGGGCTGTGCGACGGGCAACGTGATAACCTACTACCCCGAGCAGAGCCGCGTGCGCCTGGGCGTCGTCATTGACGGCACAACCACCCATACGCGCAACAATCTTGGCGGCGGCAGCGTGGCCGAAAAGGACGTGAACTTGGCCTACCTCTACATGAACGGCGTAATCGTGCGCATGTTCGACTATTCAACTGCTTCGTGGAAACAGGGCGCACCCAAGGAACTCGTGATTGGCAGTCCGCAGGCTGAGGTGAAGCTGTACTCCATCCGCATGTACGACAAGGCGTTGAACTTCGCACAGATGGTGGGTAACTATGCTTACGACACGCCCGACATCGAGGACGTGACCGACCGCGAGGGGCGGTTCGTACGATTCGGAAAGGTGAGCATCGCCAAGCGCAATGACATTCTCAATAGTGTGGGCGACATACACAACCCCGACGAGATTGTATCATACAATAAGGTGCGCAAGGCCCTGCCCGAAACGCCCATTGCCGTGTGGGATATTGAGAACCTGCCTTACAACAAGAATAACCCCAACGTGCCCATCACCGCAACGGAATTCATCAACCCGCAATGGGACAAGGCGCGCGATGGTTGGGCTGGTGCCCCATTCAAGGTGGGTCCGCACGCCTTCAATGCCGACGGCACATCGAGCAACGGCTACCCTCTTCCGTATAAGAACTGGGCGGAGGTGTTCGAGACGTTCTCGGGCGACCCAGTGACGCTGACCCTCGACCCAGGGCACAGCGATGAACATTCTACCTCGTACAGCATCACGCGCGGCGTGGCTGAGGGTGAGAAGGAAATGGTGCACAAGGTGAACTTCGCCAGTTCAGAAGGTATATTCAACGTTCTTGCCATGAACCTATTCCAGGAGATCTTGCTGGGCTGTGCGCGTAACGACATGGACCTCTATACGTCGTTCCAACGCGCACAGGCGATGCAAGGCAAGGAGGTGACATACCGCAAGAGCCTGAGCGGACTGTCGGAAATCGGCTTCCGCAAGACGGCGGCCACGGCGGCGAAAGAGCCCATGTTCCTCTCCATATATAACCTTATCAACAACAAGTACAGCGCATCGTTCATGGGCTTCCCGAAGAAAGACCACACCAAGGCGCAGGTGTGGGAGATAGACGAGAACGTGAACTTCTTCAACCGCGAGATGACGCTGCATGAGCTGCTGGCCGACGGCACGGTGCGGCAGAGCAACGGAACGGACAGCGCGGGGCCGATGTACTATGCCCGTGTGCCGAAGAAGTCGCCCATAAACAAGAAGAACAAACTGGGGCAGGTGAAGTCTGCCACCGACGACATCGAGGCCGCAAACAGGGAGTTGGCCGTCATCCGCCGATTCCATAACTGGGTGGTTAGCTGTAACCCCCACCTGCCTGAGCGGTATAAGGCCGAACACGGCGAATACAGGCAGCTCGACCTGCCGGTGACGTATAATGGCGTGAAGTACGACCGCGACACGCCCGCATATCGTCGCGCGCGCTTCGTCAACACCTACCGCGATTACCTCGTGAAGACTGACGTGCTCTTCTACATCGTCTTCTGCGTGTTCTTCCTCGGCATGGACTCGCTCGACAAGAACATGAGCATCGCCTTTGACGACATCGAGCTCAATCCCGACGGCAGCGTTAAGACTGCGCACGCACGTCTCTTCTTGCGCGATACCGACACGCAGAGCCTCTTCAATAACTCGGGCGCGCTGATGTACAAGTACTGGGCTGAGTGGAATGATGCTTTCAACCCCACCACGGGCAAGACGCAGCCCATAGCAGGCGAGGCCTACGACAACGACAACCACGCATGGCTGCCCAAGATGGACGAGGGCTATTCGCCCGTGTTCAACGGTCGCCTATCGGGACTTGTCGACCTGGTGTGGCAGTGCTGGAGCGACGACCTGGCAGCCATGTACAAGAGCATGCGCGACAACGGCTTGGTGGCCGACAACATATTCCGCCGCTACACCGACTTCTGGCGACAGTGGTGCGAGAACCTCTACAACGCCGACGCGATGGGCTACGCCAACACCGGGCATTTCACCAAGGCCTACGGCGACAAGCTCAATCTCATGCAATACTTCCTGGAGAAGCGCAGCCGCTATATGGACAGTATGTTCTGCTGCGGCGAGAGCGTGGTGAACAACCTGCGCATGCGCCTGTACGAGCAGGGCAAGGGGCTTGCCATCAAGCACTATTCGCCCCTGTACGCTTCCGTGCAGTGGGGTGCCAACAACTTCGCCACCGTGCGCAACATCGACGGCGGCTACGGCCTGCTGCCATTCGGCTTCACCAACCCGCAGAACGCCACGTTCGACATTGACGATGCCGACATGATCACCGACATCAAGACGTTCACGCGCCGCGTGGGCGGTCAGGTGACGTATTCGGGCCTCGAAGGGCTTGGAGACTTCGAGTTCGATGCAAACATGCAGCTCTTGCGGCGACTTGAGGAACTGGTGATGGACTATACTGCGCAGCGGCCCAACACGCGCGAGCGCGGCACGGCCTTCGACCTGTCTAAGTGCGTGATGCTCCGGCGCGTCATCGTCCGCAACGTGAAGAACCTCACCAAGGTCATTCAGTTGGGAAGTGGCGTATTGCAAGAGGTGGACTTCTCTGGTACGCCCGTTAAGGGTGTGGTTATGCCCGAGAACGGCACGCTCACACGCCTGGTGCTGCCCGATACCATCGAGGAGCTGACGCTGCGCGGATTGGATGCCCTTGAGCCGGGTGGACTGAATTTAGCCGGGCTGGCCAATGTGAAGAAGTTCCGCTACTCTGCCTGTCGTAAGCTTAATGGATTCGACATCTTGCAGCGTATCTATACTGCCGGTGCAAAACCCACCGATATAGAGATGGACGGATTGAACGAAACGCTCACGTCGCTTGATACGCTTGACCTGCTGGCCGCAGCAGGGGCAAAACTCAGTGGGCGAATAACGCTGCGGGGCGTCACGCCAGACTTCCGCGCAAAGCTGCGCTACGTGCAGGCCTGGGGCGACGTGGACAATCCCCGCAACCCACTGCACATCGTGTATGAGCGAATACCCGTGAACTCGGTGACCATTTCGGGCGACATATATGTGCAAGAGGCGGGTGTTGCCTGGCTGAACATCTCGCCCGACAACGTACGCGCCAACAGCGTGCGCGCCGTTGAATGGAGCATGGAGGCTAACCCCTACGCCACCATCGATGCGCGTACGGGTCGAATGGCAGTGACGCGTGTCGGCGCGGACGAAACGGCTAAAGCACAAGTGGCGGTTACCGTCACTGTAGACGATGGCCGACAGCTCACCGCCAACGAGACGGTGTACTTCTACAAGCGAGCTCCGCAAGTGGGCGACATCGTCTACGCCGACGGATCGTGGAGTGATAAGCACAATAAGAACAAGACACCAATTGGCGTGTGCTTCTATATATCGGCGGACGGGAAGGATAGGCGGATGATGGGACTGAACAAAGTCAACGGCCGGCAGTATGCCTGGGGACCCACATCCAGGGAAACGGAGCAGCTGGCTAGGTTGGCAAGTGAACCCGCACGCGACCTGTCTGTCGTAAGGGGGATGAGCAGGACTTACCCCAAAGATATGATCAGCGACTGGTACACCCTGGAAACATCCATCCTCGACTATCCGAGAGGCACAAAGGTGCCATACGGCTTATATAACACCTTATGCATTATCCGCCAGCGCAACGACATCCTGCAGGATGAGAACTACAATATGGAAGTGCCGCAGGCGTCGGAAGGCGTGTCCGAATTGGAAAATGTCAAGAATGTCATAGCCAAATACGATGGAAAAGTGCAAGCTTACGTGTACTATCCACCTGCAAGCCTGTGTTATGCGTTTTCACCGAACACATTCAAGGAAGAGCGTCTCTCGGAGAGGTTCTATCCTCACAAGTGGTATCTGCCTTCGGCTGCAGAACTGAAAACGATACTCGACAGCATCGCCAAGGACTACACCTCGCCCGACAACTTCCTTAATCGGGCATTCGCCTATGGGCTGACGGAAGAAATAGTCATTACGGGCGGTGTGTACCAAAAAACGCTTGAGGGATCCCAAGAAACGTCAGTGTGGAGACGTTTATTTGGCAGTGATGGCATACCGTCCGAGTGGTTCAAATACTCCTCAGCATTCTACGTCATCCCTGTATGCCAATTTTAACACAAACAACAATGGATAAAGTAATCAAAAGAATTGAACAAGGGCTGGTGAAGGTATTGCTCTTCCCTTTCGACAGGGAAGAGCCACTTGAGCTACTCGGCTGCGGCCTTTGCAAGGACAAGGTGACCGCTGCGCTTGTTCGGCTGAAATACAGCCAAGAGGAGGTGGAGGCGTTGCTGTGCGAATACATTGCATGCCCCACCGACAAGGCTGCCAAGCAAGCGTTCGACAGGCTGATGGCCTATCGACGAGAATGCGAGGCGGAGGCCGATAAACTGATGGAAGAATACGGGAATTTGCAGACTTAGCTCTGCACGGGTTGGGGACAAAAACCCCCCGACCATTGTTAAAGCAACGCCAATCACTTATAACAACCCGCGGATGCGTGTGGCCGGGGGTAATTCCTCCTCCACGCATCCGCGGTTATACGTTTATAAGTGATTGGCAATACAAAGGTAATAATAAAATTCAGGATAACAACAATGACACACACAATTTATCAACAAGCACCTCTGCCGTTCATGGGGCAGAAAAGAAAGTTCGTTAAGGCATTTAGGCGGATTTTAAAGAGTTACCCCGACAATGTAACCATCGTCGACCTGTTTGGTGGTTCCGGTTTGCTCTCGCATGTGGCCAAGCGTGAGAAACCCAACGCCACGGTCGTTTATAACGATTTTGACAACTACCAACGCCGCATCGCCGCCATACCGCACACCAATGCGCTGCTGGCGCGGATTAGGGCGATTACGGATAAGCTGCCTCGCGGTAAGATGATATGCCAGCCACACCGCGACCGGATATTGGAACTCATTGCCGAAGAGGAACGACACGCACCTGTCGACTACATTACACTGTCGCCGTCGCTCCTTTTCTCGATGAAATATGCCAATAATATGGACGAAATCGTCAAGCAAACGTTCTATAACACCGTACGGCGAAACGACTATTGTGCAGATGGCTATTTAGACGGCCTGATAATCGTGCATAAGGACTACAAGGTTCTCTTCAACGAATTTAAGGACAAGCCCAACGTCCTCTTTTTGGTCGACCCTCCTTACCTCTCCACCGAGGTCGGCACTTATACTATGACTTGGAAGTTGTCCGATTACCTTGATGTTCTCACCATTCTCCAAGGTCACGACTACGTGTACTTCACGTCAAACAAGTCTCAGATAATCGAGTTGTGCGAATGGATAGGGCAAAGCCGCATCAATCGCAACCCGTTCGAATGCGCGCACCGCGTGGAAGTGAACACCACAGTGAACTACAATAGTGCGTACACCGATATCATGCTTTACAAGAGGATGGGTGCATAATCAATAACGGCATTCGAATACCCATCTAATGGTGTACGAATGCCGTTATTTACATTTTCAAAAAAATGCGGTTTCGTGGTACGTTTCGTTTTATATTCATATACGCTTCGTTCCGAAATTCAGTAACGCTTCGTTTTGCGGATTATAACAGCGCGACCTCTCGTCAAAGGAGTATAAACAGTATTTCTATGTAGAGAATGACATTAATTACATGGTTGCCATCTACGAAGGAGAACTCAATGGGAAGAAAGAACGAGAATTCTGTGTTGTCAATAACCTAACGGCAGCTTCTTATTTTAAAAAGAGCAGCCATGAGAAGGCTGACTCGCTTGTGCCCGAGCGAAGCCCAAAGAATGACTTACCTCTATTATATGTGTTGAAACGAGGCGTACAGGTTCTACTTTATGAAAACTCACCCAAGGAGATACAATTTGATGATCCACAAGATTTGGTATACAGATTGTATGAAATTGTGGGAATTGGCTTAGATGGCAATGCGCTCATGATTGATTTAAGGTTTCATCAGGAAGCAAGACGCTCTTCTGACTTAGATAGAAAGAAAGGTGCATATAAGGAGAATGAAACACTTCGGCCCTGCATAAGACTTCGACATACACAGTTTAAGGCCCTTGTCGATGGCGTCGACTTTGAGTTTAATATTCTTGGCGAGATTAAAAAGAAAGAGCGTCATGCTTAAAAGAAGTCTCGTTTTTACAACACCAGCTGCCCTTTCGCTAAAAAATGCGCAGCTGGTGATAACCTTAAAGGAACAGCCCGACGCTTGTCGGACTGTTCCCATTGAAGAACTAGGGGTCGTTTTGGTGGATAGCCCAATGGTAACCCTAACCATACCCTTGATAAACGCTTTGGCCGATAACAACGTTGCCCTTGTTTTCTGTAACCAAAAGGGCATGCCAAACGCTCTTTTGCTTAGCTT